AAGATCAATATATCTGGTCCAATCTACACCAGAGTACAATCTATGTGCAGGGTCCAGCCAGCCAAACTGCTGTTGATTACTTTTATCGTGAATATCCGCAATAAATGAAAAACGATAGTCAATTTCCAGTGAGTCTAAAACACACTGACATTTGATCATTGCCAATAGTGTTTGCTCACACCAGTACGAATTAGCAGGTTGGTCGTGTGTTTCTAATGCCAGTTGCTCTGCACTGTGTCCTGTGTTAAACATGCCTCGTGTGATGGTTTCATTCTTTTTCATCATTGGTAACTGTTGCCATTCGGCATAGGACTCGCAGTTGACCCAGTTTGGACCTTTAATACGCTGATAATTTTCAGTTGGAAAAGACTTGTAAGGCAAATGCACATATTGAGTGTCACACAATGATGTTGTATACACTTCTTGTGTATCCACATGCTCTGGCAGTGCTAGATCCAATCTGTTAAGTCCAGACCATAGCACAAAAACACTGTTTACGTTTTCTGATACCGCGTAATTTATTACACTGTCACTGATATATCTGTTGCCAGCGGCGCGGCGTCCTAGGTTTATATATCTAGAGAATAACACACTGGGCCAGCTGGCGCCATCAGTGTAACTACACCCGCTAACAAGATTCATTTTGTTTCTCTGCAATTTTCAAACAATATCGGTGGGCATCCCCACTTAAAAAATGCTGAATGTTGTATTCGATATTGTCTAACTCCATTAGATAAAGATCGTGCCAATCGTGCTTATTTAAAATTTGAAAAGGTTTAAGCATCACTAATAATTTATACAATCGACGAGCAGGATTAAATTCTTTGTCAAACTCATAGTTAAAAATTGAATCATATAGTTTGTATCCGTAGAGATCTCGCAAGGAGCTGTGCCAGCCTGGCTGTGCATATGCTACAAACAGTCCTCTTGTTACCACACTGTAAACAAACTTTTCAGTGATAAAAGGTTGATAACTGTGACTCCAACTTTCACTCACAAGATTTACAAAACATTTGGTGATTGTGCTAGCTAGAGCTTGCACATTATTGCCATGATCAAATCTGTCTTGGTTCCAGGTGTTTGTCGTATATTCTGTATTCGAAAAATCAGCATCTTGCGATACTAAAAACTTTCTATAAAACCGTGTTTCGTTGTCATCAAGATAATCTTTAAGATGACCGTCTATGCTGATAGGATTATACCGAAAGTTTTTAGTACAAGTAGACGTATTCCACATACCAATTTGCTTGAGCGCACTGGTTAACATGCGTCTGCCAACATGTCCGCTGCCGTTGAAACAGCACAAAAAATTGTTATAGTCTAGATCAGGATGTTCTGTATAGGTTTTAAGTGCAGAATACAGGTATTCTTCGCCAAGTTCTGGATCCCAGACAAGATCAAGTTCTGGGTAGTTTTGCCGAACTTGGGGCAAAAAAGGCATTGCCCAGACCACTCGACTACGAGGGCCAGGCAATGACTGAAAATGATCTAATAATGGATTTCGGAGACTGTGATCAAACCCATTGATATAGTCACGAAGAACAATCAACCCAGGCCTTGGACCTGGGTGATTCATATAGTAGTCGTATTGATTTACATCAATATCCCACATTAACTGCTTTGGCGAGATCTAATCTTTGCCAAAATATCCTGAGCACTCTGTGAGCCACCTCCCGACGGTGTTTCAACTGGCTCAGATGCTGCTGTCTCTGTGGTTTCAAAAGGCACATCATCCTTGGTTACACTGGCTGGTGCTGTTTCTGGAATCGGTGCTGGCTTTGGTGCTGATGCTGTAGTAGATGCAGAACCAGCTGCCGGTGCCGACATACCCGCAGGACGATAATACTGTCCCCAACGCTCCATATCAAAGCTTTGACCATCAACACTGGCTTCGAACATTTCTACCATCACTTTAAGCTCAACGTCTGTTGGCTTTTTAGGCAAGAAATCATTGAGATTGTACAAGCCATGCTGTTCAATGGCAGCCAACTCTTGCTCAGTGAGTGCGGATTCTTTACGAGCCCACTTACTGGTTGAGTAATCTGCATAACCACCTTTTGAAGTCTTGGTAATGCGGAAGTCCAAGCCATTTTCATAGTCTGTTGGCAGTTCTTCAAGATCGGGATCCATCAATGCCGACTTGATGATCTGGAAGATCTGCGGACCAATGATAAAACGTCGAATTGGATTCTCAGGTGTTTCATCATCTGCCAGTGCATTTTCACGCACAAAGCCTTGAAAGATGTAACTACGCTTTTTCCAATAGCGACGGCCCATTTCTTCCAATGAACTGTCTTTGAACCATGTACGCACCTCTTGTAGGATAGGACATGTTTCATTCCACATTTCAACACAAGGTACTTGTACTAGGACGTTTTTACTGTCCATTTCCCCTTTTACGCCATTGAACGGCAATTTAATCATTGCACGTTCTGCCCAAAAGAATGTGTTATCTGGATTGTCGTCAGGAAGAAAACGCAGTGTAGCATTGCTGCCTTCTGCCATGTTCCAGTGTGGGTAAATTGCGTTATCGCCGCCCGAAGTGTTTCCGCCTTGCTTGTTCTCCTGGGCTTGGAGACGAGCACGGATTTCTGCTAAAGATGCCATTGCTTTTTCCTTTTGTTGCCTTTGCTTCTATATTGCCTAATAATATGCCTGTGCATATACCCTAAAGTATACGCAGAGATATTTAGCCTGTCGAACAAAAAGGTAAAATTTTACAGCAGTTTTAGCATGCTTTCAAGCATCGGATCACGGGCTGCCTTAAGAGTTTTAATGCCAGTGTCAGTGTCGTTGATTTCTTTTATAGATATCAAGCCAAGTTGTTCAAGGCGTGCTCGCACTGCAGGATCGTCGAATACATTTGCCTCAGGATCTTGATCGCCAACTTTGGCTACTAGTTCATCTAGTTCTTCGTCTTGCACAATTGACTCAAGTTCTGAGCTGGCTTCTAATCCATCTACTCCGGCACGAAGTCCTTGGTTTATTAATTTGTCCAGCTCTCTTTTCTGTATTGTGCTCAGAGATTCAGAAACTATCCAATTTTCAAACACCTGTACCGCATCGTCCACTGGTGCATAGTTTGCTTCAAAAGTTTCCATGCGTTCGACCATGCTGTGGTTGTCTTCTGCGTTCCAGCTTTCATGATATTTTGCGTATCCACGTTTGCTGTTGAGACTTTTCAATGTCTTCTTAATGGTGTGTCTGCGTGTTTTAGCGTCATCTACCAAGTTCACTACATCTTCGTCGAGATTGCGACTGTGTTTGCGAACAAAGTGTGTAATGCTGTTCATTTCTTTTACCATAGCGTGTATATGCTGTCCAAATGCATCATAAGGTGTGCCGCCTTCGCTAACATGCCTTGCCATGGCTTTTCCAGCATTGAGATTTTTAAACGGCAATTTAAATCGTTCACCGCTGACTGTTTCCACAAATAGATCTTCTACAAATCTATATCGTGGATCACTGTCTTCCAGCTTTTTACTGTGACGTATTTTCAGTTTAGCACCTTCTGCGGCTTTGTTGTAGCTGGTGCGTTTGCTGCCATAATATCCTTCAAACACACTTTCGTTCACACTGTTGATCACACGCATGCTGTGTTTGAGCTTGGTAAAATCTCGTAGATTAAACTGCATCATGTTGCGAGCTGCAAAGCTCTTCAAATGTTGTAAAAACTTGTACCAATCACTGCGATGTTCTTTGTCCATGCCGCGACCAAGATTATCCCCGTAGTATACCTCAAATTGATTATCACCACTGAGTGTGATTACCACAGTACCGTAATTCTTGCCTTCTGAAACAAAATCAAAAGAGAATATTTCACCTTGGTTTACATCGGTAATAGATTGCCCGCGACTGTCTAATATGTCAGGGTCAAATCCGCGACTAACCAGTAGATCATAGAGTGTTTTAGAGGTACTTTCAGAATTTTTCATATGTGTATTTATTAGAACATAGCAATGAACGGCATTGGTTCTATGTCTACGTCATCATGGTCCTTTACAGTGTCATCAAGTTCTTGATGATAGTTTTGAAGTTCTTGCAACATTCGCACTACCAGCAGTGTACTCATCACAAGATCGTCAGTTTCGCCTGGTTTGGCAGCATAGCTAGCACCATGTGCGACAAAATTTTTCAGCTCACTGATCAATGGCTTGCTGTAGATGGTCATTCTGTTGCGTTCCACTAGGTTTTTAAATTTACTGCAGGCCTGTAGTTTTGGCTTGTTACTGGTATTAAATCCTTTTCTTTTGCCTTTTGCTTCGCTGAGAAAGTATCCTCGAATATTGTTTTCGCCGTATTCGTTGATACTGATCAGTGCGGCTTCGCCTATGCTGTTGTTTTCCACACTGTAGTAAATGGTAGTGTCATCTTCTACTTTATCAAAAATTTCTTTAACGATGTCTGTGAGCACACGGATTTGTCCTGGTATAGGTGTTTTGTTATCTCGCCATTCGGCCACTTGAGTTAGTGTGTTTGCTTCCCATACTTGTATAGCCGCAGGATCTCCGCCAGTGCCAAGACTAGGGTCAAGACCAATGGCATAAATTCGATTTTTTTCAGGCTGCTTGTACCAACGAACCTGTCCTGTTTTGCGAAAAGGATCGACACCTTCAAGGTCAATAAGGGTTGTAGGTGCAATCAGTGTTTCATCGTTGATGATAAATTCACAATCCATCTCTCGTCTAAAACGTTCTACGCCTAGAGCCGCTCGTTGTTCATTTGCCCATGCGTCATCGCGGTCTGGGTGTTCATACCAGTAGCTTCTAAATGCTTTAAATCCGTTTATGCCTGTTTCAGTTTCATTGCCGTTTTCATCAAAGGTTTTGTTAGCACCTTTCCAGATTAATGCAAACTGGTCTTCGTCGCTGTTTGGCGTACTGGTAATAATGGCTTTACCACCAGTTGCCAGTGTAGGACTTATAGAAGTCCAAAATTCTTTGGCAATGGTTGGACGCACAAACGCAAACTCGTCCGAGTACAGCAACGAAATACTCATACCACGTCCAGTGTTTTCTGTAGTAGCCTGGCTTACAATACGCGAACCATTGTCAAATTCAACACTGCCTTTGTTATAGCTCACTACTCCTGCTCGTATATGATCCGGGCATGCTTCATATGCATACCGTAGCCGTTGCATGATTTCTTGTGCTCCACTGTACTTGTGTGCCGCAATGAGAATTGTGCTGTCGGGTTTAAACATGCCGTACCAAAGTAGATAACCTGCAGCAGTGGTTGACTTACCGGTTTGTCTAGGCAACATACTGATGCTGAATCTGTAGCTGTGATATGTTTCGATTAAACGTTTTTGATATTCATAAGGCTGATACTGCATTTGTCCTTGGGTAGGATGCTGTATTTGGAAAAAATTCTCTAAAAAATACTCAGCACCAGTGTCCGGGTCTGCGCATTTTGCAAATTCTTCTAGTTCTTTTTCGGTGTAGTCATGTTTTTTGTGCGGCGACTTAACTAATACACCGTCTAGACTTTTACTCATTGATTTTCTCTATTAATTTTTCAGCAACCCTTTGATGAGCACCTGGCCCAGGATGCAATAAATCTCTGGCATAATCATCAGGATGGTCGGGTACAAAATCTTCTACATCAATTTCATACAAGGGTAAATCTAACTCGGCGCATAACCATCGCACACTGGCTAAATTTTTTATTTTAGCAAGCTCTCGATTTTGCTCACACATAATCCAATCCTCATACAGTGCATTATTATTTAATCGAGGAGGTGTCCCGCCTCCTTCAGCTACTACACCGTACACAGATGCTTCCGTAAATCCCCTGCCCGGTCCGATCCACTCGAACCTTTGATCAAATGTGCTTTGATAAATCACAAACTTTGGTTTCAACTCGGGCAACCACGTAAATGCAAGCCTAGTGCTAGAACAGTTGCTGCCGCCGCTGTTGCCGAATGTTACAGGATCTAGATCTAATTGTTTGCCTAAAATGCTGGTATAGATTCGATCAAAAGGCAAACTGTCGCCTGCTGTATAACTGCATCCAAACGCTACAAAATACGGGTTGTGTTCAGGTATCTCTGGACTGCGAAACCCTATACTATTAAATTGATATTCTACACTGATTTCAGTCCAATTGTGATAGTTCATTCTTTGTGAAAAATGTTTCCAGTTCTTATCAAAATTGTCTTTGTTGTCTTCGCCTTTCCACTGCACTGTTCTATTCCGATAGTCTGCTTGTAATCCAGTCATTACACTGTTGAAATTTTTGCTTAACATAAGTGACTTAACTCCGGCCAAAGTTCAACAAATCTAGTGGTGCGATTTTTATGGAACACATGTTCCATTTCATTTATGTGCGTTTTAAAACGCTTCGTGAGCGGGTCAGCATCTGTGGCAATAGTGGCAAGATTTTGCTTTGCAAGATCAAAAAAACTGTTTTCATGATCTGTCAGATCATAGTCTCTGGCATAGTTTTCAATTTCCTGTATTGCCAGTTCGCGCGTTTTTAAGTCGTGCTTGGTAGGATCAAGATAATCCGGTTGATACAGTGTTTGCCACAGAATTTTTGTGCCTATACTGTCTGCGTATTCCCGCAATTCACGCAGTCTAGTACAATTGTATAAATTATAAACAGCATGGATGCCGTTCCAGTGTCCACGATCTTTCCAACTGTTGATAAGTCTTGCATTGTGGTCTAACATGTCCCAATCAGCGCCGTAGCGAACATACTCAAATCTTTTGCCTACATTGTCAAAACTCATGCTCCAGCTGACTTTCTTACGATCCATTAACTTAGCAACAATGGCATTTTTTTCAAACTCTACACTGGTGTTTGTTATCAAGGTCACAATGCAATCATCAGGTATTACATCAAGCAAATAATGATTTTCTTTTAACAACAATGGCTCTCCACCTACCAACGCTACTTCTCGTACACTGTGTTGCCTTTGCTCCACATAGTCACACACCTGTTGTATATACGGCTTTACACCGTCGTGCTTTTGTTCAATGGTTAACAGTTCTTCTCTGCCTTTGGCAATAGCTGCCCATTTACTACTACAATAAGGTCCACAGTAGTTACAGGTCAAGTTACAGGTAATGTTCCAGCGTACATCAATGATGCTGGGCGAGTGTTCTTCTAAACTTGCTTGAGTGCTGTCAAAATCAGGATTTACATCGTTGTGCCAATGCCGCTCACTGCGTCCATAACGTTCTGCACTTATACAGTTATAACAGTACTGTTCGTGCATTTTGCCCGTTTGCAGTGTTGCACGGATTTCCTTCAAGGTATCACTTTGCAGTATTTCATCAATGCTTTTTGTGTTTAGATCACCTAGCATGTTAGGGTCACCGGCACAACAGGTTTTTACATCGCCACGAAAGTTTATATGTAGCCCTCGCCATGGTGCGGCACAATAGGTTTTTGTCATGCGAGTATTTAACAGCTATGGCTGTGATACATAATTATTGTAGTATACAGGAGTTTTTTAACGGTTAGATAGTTCAGCCCAGCCAAAATTCCAAATGGCATTTGGGTTATTGTTGGTTGTTTGAACTGCTAGTGTAAGAGTGGTGCTTGTTCCGTCTACATCTCTTTCAAGTTGCAGTCTTTCTTGGATATCAGGATCAAGTTCAATAACATCTCGGCTGGCGAAAATTTTACTATAAACAATTTCTCCACCGCTGACTGCGTTTGCTGATGTGTCAAGTTGCACTGTGCTACTTGCTACATTTGCGTAACTAGCTCCGGTGAGTGTTGCGTCTTTGATCAGTAAAACCTCGCCGTAAACCACGCTGGTTGTAACAAAGTCAATACTTGTTGGTTGAACTATAGAATCAGGGTAAGCACTGTTGAGTCGAATTGTAGCCAATGGTTCGATAGTATCACTGGCACCCAAACTTGCTTCTGGTAGACCGCTGCGAGCATACTTCACAGTCGGCTTTGGTTGAAATCCGCCTTCTGAAATCACAGTGCTACAAATCTGTTTCATTGTAGGAGTACCAGTGGTAGTGCCTGTATTTTCAATTTCATAACGACAGTTCAAATTAGCTGTGGTCATGTAGACTTCTGTTTGCCCTGACTGGTTTGCGTGATTAAACACATGAGCAATAAAGAATATGCCATTTACAACAAATCCGCAACGTACACTTCCTACACCCAACCATTCAATATCAATCCAAAAAATTTGTGTTAGCGTCGGATCAATTGTTATGCCACTGGCGCCAGTGCCATCCATTTTGTCTTGATTCCAATCGGCTTGTGCTATTCGTGTGTCAACAGCACTGCCAGTTACATAACTACGGATTACAAGATAGAGATCTTCGCCATCAGCTTCAAAAAATACACCATTTTCAGATGTGAAATAGCCAACTCGCTGTCGTAAATTGGGGTGAAGTTCGCTGAATGCAAAAGTGTTCATTATTTGTAAACTTTTGCCTGGCTGGTAAAGCTGAACTTTACGACCTTGGCGATAAACAAAGTCTCCGTCGGTTGTGCCTACTGCAAGATCAAAACTGCTTTCATTTGGCAAATATGTTACTGTGCCGTTGGTTTGTTTGGTAGCAAATTGATCTCCGTTGAGATATCTATTGTGACTGTCAAACAGTGTTCGCGGGCTACTAACGCGCTGTCTACCAAAAGCATCGAGTGTAGTGTCACCATTTACAACAGTGTTCCCTGTGCCCGTTGATCCTGTGTTTACTCTAAGAATAGGCTGGCCAGCTGAATTATAATCCATAGCCTGATGAATGTCGTTCAACTGATAATTAGGGAACGGGTGTTCGTAATTAGTTGGGCCCTGAATAGCCATTATCTAGGGTATCCTTTGAATCCTTTGACAGGGCTGATTGTATTCACTGCATCAGGCTCAGCACTTCGTCCTTCATTGTTTTTTCTGTGTTTGCTACCAAGTGCATCATAGGCTTTTTCTGTCATAGCACGTTCTTCGTCGGTATAGCCTACAATGTATGCATCATTGCCCATCCAACTTTCTGGATCTGGAACATGCTCGCTGTTGCCATCGCGATCCATGCCTGCTATTGCCATGCTGGTACGGTATAAGTCGTAGTAGCCTTTGCCCTGGATACCACCAGGACTTGCTTGAGAGTGTGTGTAGTGTTTTTTGCCTTTGGTTAGTTTGCTTCTAAAACCTTTGACTTCACTGATAAACTCTCTAGCACGCATCAGTCGTGGACACCTGCATCGCCGCTGGTTTCAGTGCCTATTTCCAATGTAGTAGCGTTGCCGCCTACAATAGTAAGTTGATTGCCTACACCTACCCATAGTTCTGTGGTATCATCAGCAGGGCAAACCACTGGTACCGAGTTGGCTACATTGCCATCATTGTATAAAAATACACTGGCATTGCTGGTAGGCTTACCTGCCAATCTTACCTGCGCTGTTACGCTGTTGGATCCAGTGGAAATGCGTACTTTATCTGTAGTAATAGTAGTATTTGCAAATGCACCCGAATACACCGTTGCCATTGATTATTTTCCTTTTAGTATTTTACTTACTGGCTTGCTGGTCCACATTCTACAACTCCAGTAACTGGCTGTGGTTCCATCTTTTTTAAGAGTTTTATCTGCACACTTGTGTCTAGCTCTAAAACTGCGTCTGCGTGCTGGGTCATCTCGCTTGATTTCCATTTCTTTTGAGCCAAAGTTTACTTTTTTCACATTGCCAGTTTTTGGATCACGCACATATACCTTGAACTTTTTTACATCGCCTCTCATGGGCTTGTTGAGTTCAACGTCGCGACCTTGATATTCTGCTTCGTCTAATTCGACGTCTTCTTCAAAACTGCATCCACAGTGTTCAAGAATATACTGTGCCACTGCATCCATTTCAACTACAATGCCGTCATCTGTGTGTTCTAGCACAGCCAAATCAACAGCTAATTCTTCATTGATATTGCACTCTACAACATCTCCAGAGACTGGAAATGCCTGTTGTCTAGCCGTTTCTTTGATGTATTCTTCTAAACTTTTCATTACTTGCCTTTGTACTGCTTGTAAAGATTGTTCAAGCCTTCCTTGATACTGTCTTCAAGATTAAGTGCAGTCTTGCCGATCTTTTGCATTGCTAGAGGATTATCACCTGGATTGTTTGGATTTACTTGATTCTTTGGTCTGTTTAATCCACCAGCAATTGTTTGTGTCATAAAATCAGTGTCTTGTGTTTGCTCTTCGGGCTCGTTTGCATAGTCTTCCATTGTGCATTCGCCCTCGTGTATTTTACCGCAACTTGGGCAAGGCTCTTTGTATTCACTGCTTTGGAAAAGTCCAGCCATTTTCAGTAGGTGTCCAAGCTTTGCTGCATCTTCGCCTTCCGCAGATACTGTCATGCTTTGATTACCGTCATTGCCAGCGTTAATGCTAACATTCATGCTTTCTGTTAAAGCGTCGAACTTTTGCTTGAATTCATTTTCATAAACACTAGGATTTCCATAAACACCAGAACCTGTAGCATTTGTAGCAGTTGCAACTGCTCCGGCTACTGTGGTTTCGTTGGCTTTCTTTTTCTTTTCAGGTAAGCCTTTATGCTTGGTTCCTGCAAACTTTTTAAGTTCTTTAGTACTCATGTCGCCATCGGCAATTTTTAAAACAGCGTCGCTTGCATCATCGCGTGGCATATCGCCAGTACGCACAGCATAGGCCATACCCATTAGTTCTTGTTGATCTCTCGAAACTGCTTTTTCTTCTAAATTATCTGTATCTTCTTCATCTGGATTGGCTTTCATGTAATCACGAGCTGTATCGATATACTCTTTGGCAAGTGTTACTTTCTTTTGTACCCACTCTGGAAGATTTTCGTCGTCGTCGATGATATCTTGCAATTCTTCGGCGGCATGTGCAATTGTTTTTGCTTGACTTTTAACCATTTCGCCTTCTTCATCATACTCGTCTTTGTCGTAGTCTTCTTTCATTTTTTCAGCGTCTTTGGCAGCTTTTTTCATAGATTCTTCTTTGTCGCCATCTTTGTCGATATCAATATAATCTGGCTTGTCTGCTTCATTTACATCGTCGGATAACTGATGTGCTGTGCTTTTATCCATTTTTACAGGATAGGTTTTGCCGTCGAATTCAAAAGATTTTTTTCCTGCCTTGGCTGCATCTGCAGCTGCCTGGTTGAATGCATTTTCTTCAACTTCTGCTTCTTCTACTCGGTTAAAGTTTTCTAGAATTGTGTAAATATTTTCCATTGCTGGTATCCTTAAATCTTGTATGGGTCTGGAATTCGGTTTGTCCCGCCTATCGGGCTCTTTTCTTGTACAGGAAAATCATTTGTGGTTTTAGCTGCCGCAGTTGACCCACCGGCAATTTCGTAATCTGCACCTTCTGCACTGTTTTGTATGACATCGGCATTGCTGTATGCTTCGCTAGCTTCTTTGCTTGCAGTACTAGCATCGTCGTAGTCTTTTTCTAACAGTGGACTTTCTTCAACAGCTTCGGCTTGTTGATTAACACTGTCATCGTATTCAGCTGTAAACACACGAAAATGATCAGGAGATCCACCAGCTTGATGGAAAAGTTCTGTAAGCTCTTCCTGACTTGCAGGATAATTTAACACTGCATCAATGATGTGTATTTCTTGATTGGCCAATTCTGGAAAACCTGCTGGACTTTTTTGTACAGGTGTTTTCTTTGGTTCACTTACACTTTCTGGATCATATTTTGCCAGACGTTTTTTCAAGCCGTCTAACACTTCTGGTTGAAGGTCACCGGCTATTTTAATACGATAGCGATAAGGGTTGGCACTCTCTGCCAGATACTGTTTAAATGTTTTCATATCATACTTTCCTTGCTGTATTTAGCTGGACGAACTATCTTTTTTATTCTTGTCCAATATGGCTTTGAGCAGCTCATTTCTATCTAAAATTTGTGCTTCGCCAGTGGGTATATCATCTGTGTTTTGTTTTGCTTCCTGTTGGGCTAGCCTAGCCTGTTTTAGTTGCAATTCAATCATTTTTAGTTTTTTGTTTGCTTTTGCTGTTCTTGCTGTGATTGCATGATTGAGCATTTGTCCTGCAACACTGAAAATTTCGCTGCTGAATCTGCTTTCTACTTGCATACCAAGATCCATCAAATTCTCGTAGCTTTCTATTGCTTTGCTTGCTAGATCATCCATTTCGCCATCGCTGGCTTCCAAACCTTTAACAGCAGGCAGGGCATTGTTAATTTTGTCTAATGCACTTAGATCCTGTTGCAAGGACGAAACATCCACTGGCACATTGTCGGACTCGGTTGTGTCTTCAACTTCTTCGGTGTTTTCTTGGTCAACATCCTCGTTCATGTTGAACAATTCTTCTAATTTTTTTGTCATTGTCTAAAAATATCGTCCTCTGTGACCACTCTAAACCTAATGCCTTGTCCTTTGCACCACTTTTGTGCGGCATCCCACTTGGCATAATTCACAGCAACAACAGCCTTTTGTTGTTCACTCATGCGTCCCTCTATTACACTCTGCTTGCGAGGTTTTATTTCAATTAACTCGGCTTTCATTGTGTTGTTTTTGTCACGATAGGTAATAAAAAAATCAGGAACATAAATGCTCTGTTTGCCTGTTATCGGGTTGCGATAGGGTATTTGTATACTTTCGCTGGCCCATTGCATAACATTGTTATTGCTATCGCAAAAACGCATAAAAGCAAGTTCCCATCCGCTGCGATAAGTTGGTAATTTCTTGCCTACGTACTTGTCCTTATTTAAAGGAGTATACTTGCCTTGCGCATACTTTTTTCTCATGTGTGTACATTTCTAGCTGCGGCTCTGATAGGAATAATAGGTTGACCAATTGCAAGGTATGTTGTGGAATTTCTAATACTGTTGAGATAATAGCTTAAACTGGCTGTGAGTTGCAGTTTGTCTTGTCCTTTGATCTGATCTAGAACATCCATGACCAAAAAATCATTATCAGCGGCTATTTTGAACACTGCCAGTGCTAGATTTTCTGCACTTTGCTCACTGCTGGCAATGCCACGTAGATAACTGTAGACCACGTCCCACTCGTTGCCGTTAATAGTCATTTCTAAATCATAAAAACTATTGAATATGCTAACAGTTTTATCTTGATTGGTTTTTACATAGTTTACACTTTGTACCATTATTCATTGCCTGTAACAAAGTTTACTAAACTGTCGACACTTACCTTGCTTGGATTGCTTGTAGGCGGTGTAAGTGTTTTTATACCATTACTGATCTGCTGACTGGCGGCATCACTGCGCAAATAGTTTACAGCATTGTCCTTGACTTCGTTGCGCAAAACTCCTGCAATATCATTTACACTGTTAAGTCTAGGATTATTAGCGATAGCACCTGCTTTCTGAATAGCACCAAGAAAGTTACCACTGGATAGGTCATTGAATACACCAACTCCGGCATCTACTAGACCGCCTTGTCCTAGCACACTGGTTGTGCTGCCTCCAGTGGCAATGGGACTAGGTTCTGTGTCATAGTGCGAAGGATTAGCAAACCCTGGTACTGTACCACTGCCGATATTTCCACTGCCATATTTTACAGTTTCATATGCTATTGTCATGGTGTTTGTCATCAATCCACCATCTTCGCTGTAGTCATAACGATCGTGATCGAAACTTGTGATAATAGGGTTGATCAAGGTATAACTAAAAAACTGCTTGTGACTGAATCCATATATGGTAATGTCTTTGAAAAACGCTGGCTTACCGCTGGTGCTCTGTGTACTATCGCTGTATGCTTCGCCTATGTATCCCCAGTCATTCACAGCCAAATTGTTTTTGTAAATGTTTCTTTCATTGTAGTCAAATCCTGTAGGCGTTGTCACTGGACCAGCAGTGCCTTGGCTGTTTGGAGTGCCATTGTACTTTTGACTTGGATCTTTATAATAATAGCTGTAGTAATTGTACCACAACTTGCGGCTGAGATCTGCACTGTCGTCATGCATTACGATCTGCACAGGCTGGTAGTTGATACGAGTTTGTATATTGCGTTTTCGATTGTACTGAATGAGTGTGTCTGTATCAACTTCATACTTGGGCAGGTCAACTTCTTTGCATAACAATCCCAATTGGTCTTGCTTGGTTGTGTCAAAAATTGTTCTAAGTGTTGGTATCTGTGAAGTATTTAAATTGAAATAAACATGATATAAAAACTTGAACCGCGGTGCTAGCTCATAGCCAGCACTGCGGAATGTTTTGCTTGCATGCGAATAGTCTTTAAGGTAGTCGTTGCCGAAAAACCCTTTTAAAAAGTCTTGGCCAAATGCCATACTAGCCTGCCTTAACCTGTAATAGATCCTACCGCGTTACGAGCTGCGCCGCCTAAACTTGTACCAACTCCAGTGCCCAGTGGTGTTTGTAGGGCATTGTCATAGCGCATGGTCAGTGTCATTGTTACTGGCTCGCTTGCACTATAGTCCAGGTCTTCATAGTTTACTGTGGTCAGGTAACAACCATAGAGTTCCCAAGTTTCAAGCACTGTTGGTTCTGTTTCGCCATTGCCACCATCCAGTATTTCACAGAATGTTGTAAACTTATAGTCTATACCAGCTGCCGCACTTGACATTTCTGCAAAGTCCAACTGCTTCTGCAACTGTTCGCCTACTAATTTTGCAACGTTTCCGCCTGCGTCGTCACGCAATTCAACCTGGACATCCTGCCATTCGTGCTTGCCAGCAAGTCTCAACTTACTGTTATAGATATCGATGGTGATATCGTCGAACTGCACTTCTGGTCGACTGAATGTCATTACCTGCTTAGTAAGTTCTGTTCTTGGAGTACTGATTCCAAAGTTGTTGAAACTCACTCTAAAGCGGTACTTTAGTTTTGGCATCAACAGACCTTGATTGGATTGTCCTTCTAAAGGTACTGTCATTTTTGTTAATGATGAAATTGCCATATATTCTTCCTTATAACGTATTTATGGTATCAAAACCAAGGGCCTAATTAGGCCCTTGTGTATCACTGACTTCCTGCGATCTCTCCGGTGTTCTGGATTCTCAACGGAATGTAAACAAACTCAACTGCCTTGCTAGGCTCAATAGCAACATCAACGTATAGTTCGTTGCGATCAATTCTAGCCGGAGTATTATTGCTTTCATCACATACAACCAGATAGTCAAAGATACCACGCTTGGCAATCAAGTCATTTAACAGTCCTTCGACTACTAATTTAACTTCATCACGTGTGGCCTTGTCGTTTGGCTCAAACAAGAATTGACGTCCAATTTCTTCAAGTCTGCCTCTCAAAAAGGCAATCAATCGTGCAACGTTGATTCTGTCCAGCGCACTGGTTACACCAGTAGTGGTTTTATTACCAAAGTTTGTTATGCCTGTGCCAGGAATAAACGTAATTGGGTTTACTTTATTCTCGTAGAGTACATCACGTATGCCTTGGCTTACATTTATGCTTTCAAACTCGCCTGTAGCACTGTCGATGTACCCAATAGCAGTGGCATTATCAACAACACCTCGTCTCACACCAGCCGGTGCTAACCAAGGGAAGCTGACTTCGTCGCTCCGGATAAATGTTCTTAGCATCATATGACTGGCTGGCTGTACAACTGTACTACCTGTCAAGTCGCTGGTTTGACAACTTGGGTAAAACACGCCAAGATATGTGTCATTTACAGTCAACCCATCGCCTGTGCTCAGTCCTGCACCGTTGTTGTTGGTTGCCCAGGTTAACAGTTCGTTTGCATTGTTGCTTAATCTCAATGGTGTATCACCGATTACAAATGCAGTGTTGTCTCTGTCATTGTTTAGTGTTACCATGTTGCTGTACAACTCTGGATAACCAGGTGCTGCGATCAAGTTAAAGTTTCTCTGTTCTTCGCGCAACTCTACACTGTTATCCAATGAACTCTTCATTGCTTGCACAACAAGCTGACGCACAGATTGTCTACCCATATAAGGCGAGCCATCGGCTTTATTACCAGCAACTGTGACCCATGTGTCAGTTTCTGCTGGAATAGCGCCAGAGAAATCGTCGCTGTTAAAGTAGTTTACACGGAATTCTTTAACGTTGAATCCACTTCTACGAGTATTAAACAACAGTGTTCCTGCTGGATACAAGTTTTCGTTTGGTGCATCAAGGTCAAGGTAATCACTGGTTAACAAACTAACAATAGTAGGCAAGTCGCCTGCTACTGGATCTACTGTTCCGCTTGTTCCCCAACGAGCATCTCCAAATACCACACCGTTTTCAGTGGTTTGATCAGTGTTGTCAAGCAACACCCACTGTAGTTCGCCGTTTTGTGACTCCCAACGGTAAATTCTTGGATAATTTTCCAGGTCGCTTGAATCAATCCATAGATCACCTTGTACAAGATCGGTGCCATCAGATTGTTCAGTTGGTGCACTAGCACTTACTAGCGGACCAAGAGGATCCGTGTTACTTAGATCAAAACCTCTGACATCATTGGTTACATTTTGATAACCTTTCCAGGCTGTACCGTCGTGGATCATTATATCAATCTCATCCACAGCACTGTAATACCACTTGGTACCATCTGTAGGATCTTGATCTGGCGCACTGGTATTCGCGGTATAACCGTCAGTGCCGCCTAGTGGAATCCAGTTGCTCAATATCAAGTCGCTGTCATTGCCAGCTCTTACATTACTTAAACTAGAACTAAAACCGGCATCAGCTACTGGTGTTCCAGCAGTGTCTTTTAGTACAATAACACCGCCTTGTGTATGACGTATTTGCACAGCACCGCTGGCTGTAACACTTGCAGTTGTATTTGCTACGTTGGCATTTAGAAATGCTTCAACAAAACTGGTTGCATCTGTGCCATTTAGAGTAGCTGTTACTGCTGTAGTCAGGCTGTTACTGCCATTACTACTAGCTTGTATTGTAAATGTTTCGCCTATCGACAATGTGGGCGAAGTATTTTCACTGGTAACAACTGTCTGCCCTGTGCTTATTCTTTCAAACAGTTTAAAAGTCAAGGTATTGTTTTCACTTACATCTGTCTGAGCATATGTTGCGTTTTGGCTGATATTCTGTCCGCCGCCTGCTGGATCAAGTGCGTTGTTTGCTGTTTGATCGTTTGCATACATCGGAGCATCTTGTTCAACAAAACTTCCTAACACACTGTCATAACGTTTTACAACAAGATCGGCGCCTTGATTTACTGCTGTGGTTTTTTGCCAAATACTGCCTGTAGGTCTTGGAGTAGTGTCAGTGCTTCTCCATCTTGGAACTTGTGTGTGTGGCGTTTGTTGCAGTGCTGGACATGCATATGTACCAGCAAGTATACCCAACAAGACCAGTGTGTTGCCTGTTCCGTCAACGATATCGATAATACCATCTTCGGTACTGCCGTCGCTGGTTGCGGTACTGTTAGCATAAAGCTCGAGTTTGTTGTTTACAACTGCGGCTGTTACACCTGTAATACTTGCAGAGTTAATTGCACCAGCTAAACCAGAAATTGTTGCATCTGGTACTGTTACAGTATCACCATTGATAACAATTGTAGCAGGAGTTGAAAGAGTTGGGTTGCTGTTTGGCGTTTGTATAGTTGGCCATGCTGTGCACCAATCGTCACTTCCTACTAATACCCATCCAGCACTAGCAGTTAGTCCACTGAGTCTGTTGGCTTTATAATACACAGGATTGTTAACATTGGTGTTAACAACAGCATAATCGCCGTAGTTTCCGATGCTGTCTTTTGGAACTCCACTTTCTAAATTTGCTGTGTCTGTAATTTCTATAAGTGTTTTATTTGTAAAACTGCTGGTTGTTGAACTCCATTCGAATACACCATACTGTGTGGTATTCAAGTCAAGCCACCAAGTACCGTTATCAGGATTTCCTGTTGGGCGTACTGTGGTAGCAGTAAGTTCTGCTAGATCAATATCAGCGCGTACAATAAATGCGCGATTGGTAACCCCTAGCACACTGTATGCAGCTAATAGCCCATACTCGTTGAGCTCGTATCCATTGATTGGTGTGCCGTTGGTTGTTTTGTAGAAAAACGGATTTCCAAAAGTTGTTACAAGCTCTCTTTGACTGGTTACAAGAAAAGGTTTGCCTGCGTTTGCAGCAGTGGTTCCGCCAGCTATTCCAGTGCCGGTGCCACTTTGTTTGTTCTGTGCTGTAGCAATAACAATGGTAGGCACTGTTGCGGCTGCAGCTGGTAGATAATTTGATTCGTCGATTACGGTGACTTCAACACCAGGACTTACTAAAGCCATATTTTTATCCTCTTACTGTCTTTATTTATAAAAAAACTAGAAAATACGACGTAGCAGGTGCCCTTACGTAAGGACTAAATATATTTGTTATGAGAAAACTCTGCCCAACATGCAAACAAAACCCTGTAGCCATAAACTGTTATAAGGGCAGTAAGGTTTATTATCGATCGCAATGCGATCGTTGTATACGTGCAAAGAAGAAATTACCTAAGCAAGAACCGAGATGGAAAAATGCAGGGTACGAAAAGAAACGTGTGTGCGATCGATGTGGTTTTAGATCGAAGTATGCCAGCCAAATAAGTGTGCATCACATAAACGGCAATCTCAATGACACAAGCGGATACAATTTAAGAAGTATTTGTTTAAACTGCGCAGAAGAAATTAGAAAAAGCGGAATGCCTTGGTCTACAAGTGATCTTGAACCAGATCTTTAACCTTGTTTGACAGTACGTCTAGCGTGGTATTTTCAATAATAGTGTCGAATGCATCATCAGTGTCTACCCAACGCCATTCGCTTTCGTGAATATCAGGATACGCAGTTTCCATATGCTCCTGCTGGTCATATATAATCCATTCTTGATCTGGATCTACAGTGTTGGTTTTAATTGCAACGTCCCACCAAGGTGGAAGATCTCCTCGACGAATTTGCCATACACTTCCTCCCATGTTTTTTATCATCTGCACTTCGTTGGCAAATCTAGCGTCTGGTATTACCCAGTGTGTGTTAGGTTCAGCTAACAACTGTTGCTTTACAATGTTTACCCAAATACTGTCGTGGAAACCACTTCTCATACAGTTTGTGCCAAACAATTGCATTACAAGTCTTGGGGTAATGTCTTGTCCTAATTCTTTACTCCAAAATTCATCTGGTTTTTCTCTCCAAAGTCGACTGCGATCTGTATCACCTTCTAGTAGATCTCTTGGCCACCCAAACACTGTTGCTAAGCCGTCTTTTACACGGTCAGCAAATGCAATTTTTTTAAATCCGTGATTTTCCACCAGGATGTCGGCTACTGTTCCTTTACCGGAACCAATAAGTCCGCATATACCAATGATCATAGATACCTCTAGCGATATTTGTTAAGACGAGATATGAGTCTACTTGACGGGTTGACTCTTTTGGTTTTCTTTGCTTTGCGTGCTTGGCGCACTTTGGTCTGTGCACGAGTTTTTTTCATGCGAATTGATTGTGCTACATCGGGTGCTTTTGAGCAATCTGCTACGTTTGGCACTGTACGTCCGGCTCTGGGTCCACTCATGCAACGCCATTTCATACTGACTTTACCGCTTTTACTGCGTTTCCAAACCATTTTATGTTCAGGAATAAATTCTGTACTACGCATTAACCAATTACCCAAGTCAACGGATGCGAGCCATCAATATAATTGTTCAGCTCTTCTATTTTGCTATCCATGATTGCCTGTCCTTCGGCTTTCATGCTTGCACCGTTAAGCGCAGTTCCACCTTGTGGGCCAGCAATAGCAGCATACTTTTCTCTGGCTTCTCCGATTATTAGTTTACTGGCACCAACCATATAGTCTTTGATCCACTGCGATATTTGCATGTCTTGTAAAAGCACAAATTCTGGCTTGAGTTGATACACCCATAGTAGTACCACTTCGCCATCACCCCGAATGTTGCGGATAAGCTGTAGTTGCTTTGTGACTGGATTGAATGTGTAGTTCATGTAACCGCCAAACATACGGGCAGCCTGTTCAACATACTGTGTGTAGAAATCATATGTAGCAAGTCCGCCGGATGCATTGTAGTTAAGCAAGTAAACATTTAGAGTAGCGGCCGAAAACGGATCAAAACTGCTGCTACCAGGCCCAGTTGCATTGCCGATTGTTCTGCGAAACACCTGTCTTACACTTTGCACATCCTGCGGAAGAGTATACACATTTTCTTCTTCCACTAGCTCTAAAAAGATATAACTTTCTTCGTATGCATTCTGGGCACGCTGTCTATATGTGCCAATGGTTTTTTGATAGGCAGCTTCGTAGTGTGCCGGGTCTAATTCAATATCAATGATCTCATCGCCTAGCTGTAAGCGAACATAATCAATGAGATTGTTTTTTAGTGTGTCGATTGTGGTGTCTGCCATGATGTGTCTCTTAGACTATTATTTATCGACTACTGAAAATTAAATTATCTCGATCGACACTGTCACTGAAATCATATCCCAAGGCTAATTTTGCTTCGTCGCTCATTCTGTCAGGTGTAAGCGGTGGGTCAAAGGTAACTTCTACACTCACACTGTCCATGCCACTTGCGGCTTGCACAGCTGACTTGACTTCTGCAACAATATGATCTGCCATTGGACAAAACGCACTAGTCAGTGTCATCAACACGTGGCAATTTTTCTGAGATTCATCAACATTGACCTCATAGATTAATCCAAGGTCGTACACATTGATGCTGATCTCTGGATCATATACTTGTTTTAATGCATCAATGATTTGTTGTTTCATTTTGCTCTGAGCAATAGTAGATTTTCGTTGCCGCGACCTGTGAACTTGGTTTCAACAGCCTTGGTATTTTTGAAAATCTTTCTGGCATTCGGCACACTGGCTTTCATGAATTCTTTCAATTGTTCTTCGGGCTTGCGCAGTGTTTTCTGCACAGTCTTAGCTGGATCAAACCCAACAATACTGTTGTTTTTCACTGTAAATGTCTTCATATACGTGTCGGCCACAACCTGTATCAGTTTGCGTTTTTTCACATCATACAAGTATGCTTCAGTGCATTCTACTAACTTGGTTACTGCAACACTTTCGATATTCAACGGTTCGTGTTTTTTCAAGTACTTGAATTTTTGTGTAATCTTTTCTGGAGAAACAGGTTTCTTTTTGCGTGGCTTCCGTGCTACTTTTTTGCTTTGAGCATAACTGTTAATACCAGCAATAACTGAATCAGCAAATTTCACAAGATTACGCAGTTGTATTTTTCCTAAATGACTGTATGCTTCTGTAACATCTGGATCAGTTTGGTCAATTGCTGTTTGATATTCTTCACGACGCTGTGTCCATTCGTCAATGACCATACCTGCCATTGGCGCTGGGGACTCGTAATATTCAAAAACGCCCAAAAATTCTGGCACGTCTTTGTAGCCATTGTCGGCAAAATCATCCAACATGCCTTCAATCTCGCCCATGGCCTGCGACATTTTAATCCGCATGCGATCTTGTATACTCAGTGTTGGTGCTTTCTTTTCTACCGGAGTTTGCTGTTGTTCTTCTAATGCGGCTTCAACACATTCAGAAATATGATTTTCTAATAAATTGTTTTCTTTTTCGGTAAGCTCAAGTCCTTTGGTTGCCATTCTAGCAAGCCAACCGTATGTGGTTAGGTAGATATTGTCAGGACCGCGTTTATAAGCATCAGCTTCGCTTTTACGATCTACATTTGTTAGATATTCTAAAACAAAATCTTTTGCTTCTGCACGACCAAGATGATAGTTGTACCAATCAAATGCTCGTCCTACTGCAATTCTACGACTGCTTTCAGTGTCGTCCATTGTTGGCTGTACAGTCCACTCTGGTTCAGGTCCAGTGTATTTGATTTGATCTGCACGCAGTTTAATCTTGCTTACTGTCACTGTCATAGTTGCTCCTTTCAGCTACTTTATATATAGTACACTAGGCAACATCATCTGTCAACCTTTCTGAAGTCCATAAATACTTAATAGGAAGAAACATGCCACGATTAAGTTTATATAAACCAAACAAGACCAACGATTATAAATTTCTTGACAGAACAATCAGAGAAATGTACACTGTCGGCGGCATTGATATTTTTGTACACAAGTATCTTGGCCCAGAAGCCACTGGTGATTTGAGCAGTGCCGAAACAGGTGATGCAACACAGCCAAACTATGATTCTGAAAATCCACTGTTTATCGAAGATCTCTTGTTACTGGAAAACAGAGACAGGGTGTACGACGACAGTGTGTATATCATGCGTGGTGTATACACAGTAAGCGATCTTGATTTTGATTTGACTCAATTTGGACTGTTTCTCAACAACGACACACTGTTTATAACATTTCATTACAACGACATGATCGATTCGCTTGGTAGAAAATTAATGAGTGGTGACGTACTGGAAATTCCAAATCTCAAAGACTATCACCCATTAGATAGCAGTCAACCCGCTCCTCTACCGAGATACTATGTAATTCAAGATGCTGCTTTTGCTAGCGAAGGATTTACTCCAACTTGGCAACCACACCTGTGGCGTGTTAAAGCAACACCAATGGTGGGTGCACAAGAATACAACAGTATACTGGAAAAACCAAACAGTTCAGGAACAGACTGGGATCCAGGTAACTTTTACCCAGCTGGTACAAAAGTACTACTAGGCGGACTAGAATACACAGCAAAAATCGATGTACCTGCTGGCACTGAGCTAACAAACACCACGTACTGGGAGCAAACCACGCCCGAAAGTTTCTTGGATACCATTACAACCAAGAGCAAAGATCTTGAAATCAATGATGCAATTTTAACACAGGCTGAAGCTGAAGTTCCACTCAGTGGATACGACGTTACTCGATTTTACATTGTTGCTAGTGACGAAGAAGGTAATCCTGTCACTCCCGCCGGTGACGAAGAAGCTGATGCAAGCACTATAAGTAACGCTACTCCAAGAAGCGACGGATATACCATGGGCTATCTCACTGGTGACGGTATACCGCCAAATGGGTTGCCGGTTACTCCTGGTGTAAGTTTTCCTATCAATGCAGACAGCGGAGATTATTGTTTACGCTTGGACTATAAACCAAATCGTTTGTTCCGCTACGATGGTAAACGCTGGATACACATTGAAAGTGCAGTGAGAACAGATCTCACACCCGGGCCAAGCAACGACAGCCAGCGCAGTGAATTTGTTAACAACAGTGACACTGTACAAACCACTGATCGCGGACTGATTCCAAGTAGACAGAGCTTGAGTGATGCGTTGAAACCCGAGGCAGATAATTAATGCAAAGTTTCTTTTACGACCAACAAATACGTAGATTTCTGCTTCAGTTCACACGTATCTTTAGTAATTTTCAAGTAGAATACGGAAAGGACAGCAGTGGTGCTCCCACACTGTATCGTGTGCCTGTACGCTATGGTGATAGCAGTAGACAGGTTGCGTCTGTGATACAACAAAACAGTGCCGCAACGCTGCCTGCTACACCACTGATGACATTTTATGTTAGCAATCTAAACTATGATCGTCCTAGGATGCAAGAGCCTTATCATGTAAACAAAATGAATGTGAGGCAACGCACCTATGATCCAGCAACCGAAACATATGATACCACACAAGGTAATGCGTTCACTGTTGAAAGAGCTATGCCAGTGCCATATGAACTGGAAGTGCAGCTGGAAATATGGACCAGTAATACCAATCAAAAATTACAGTTGCTAGAACAAATACTAACACTGTTCAATCCAGCACTGGAGATTCAAAGCACTGACAATTACATAGACTGGACCAGTCTCAGTGTGGTAGAGTTAGATGACGTTACTTGGACCAGTAGAACCATTCCAGTTGGCACAGATGACCCAATTGACATTGCAAGTTTACGTTTTAAAATGCCAATTTGGATCAGCGGTCCAGCAAGAGTTAAAAAGCTAGGCGTTGTAGAAAAAATCATTGCCAGTGTGTTTGATGAAAACGGCGATGCAAATAATGCAATTCTCGACAGTGA